TCATTCAGAACCAGCTCATTAGGTTTTGGCGCTCAGTCAACTGTTGATGAGAACACTTTTGGCATTGCTGGAACTTTCGGTAAGTCAAACAGTAATGGTTTCTTAAACTCAACATCTAGTTCTGATACATATGGTGCTACTGCTTACATACTAAGCAAGCAGCCAGATATTTGGATCAAGGGATCTATTGGGTTCAACGTATCAGAATACAATACTGTTACTTCTCTGCCAATCTTTGCTCTTACAAATTCAAGTAAGGTAAAGGCTACCAATTATTATGCTGACATAACCTTCTATTCTAGTGCAGAATATGCTGGTTTCCGTCCGCTTATTGGTGCTACTGCAATCAATTCAGTGATTGGAGCAAAGTCTGAATCTGGTACACCATTGCTATCTACTTTACCACAAGACAATAAGATCTTTGAAGTAAGACCATATGCTGGTATCAGATACGACTTCAATGATTCTGTCGGTGTTGAAACTCGAGTAACACGCTCAAGAGATTTCAATACAGTTGGTCAGGTTAGATTAACTGCCAAGCATGAAGTGTTCAAAGATGTTTTCTTTAATGTAACAGCTGGGTTTGATAAGAGTTCAAACTACACAGCTGCTATAGGAATGGTTGGTCTTAAGATAAACTTTTAGGATAGAAAACTTCTAACACTCTGTTAACATACTTAGAACGCTCCATGACGAAAGTCTGGGGCGTTTTTTCATCATCTACTGCAATGATTATAACAAACTGAGGTACAGCTATCTTATAAGTCCACTCAAACATCATTGCATATACTGTTGACTGTAAGAGATAGTTCTCAATCCATTCTAGCTTTTTTAGTTTACGAGATGTTTTGAAATCAATAATTGACACAACGCCATCATACTCAGCAACTAGATCTGTGCGTCCAGCGCACTTAAGAACCTTAGAGTATAAAGGAAGCTCAACTCCCAAGATATTGTCTACATGTTCGTCGAGTATGTTTTGAATAGATTTAAACGTTTCTATATTGATTGGCATCTCATCTCTGTAGATGTTCTCTTCGTTGAGAACATAACGTTCAGCTAGTTTGTGTATAGAAGTACCACGACGAGCAGCCTGTGTTGATACACGGTTAGCTTCTTCTTCGCCAACCCTCTTACGCCACTCATATAAAGCAGTTTTATCTGACTTCTCGCTTATGATAGTGGTAACTGACTTTAGCTTTGTAATGCCATCGGGCAGCACATAGTGGCGCTGCCCGTCGATTGTTTCAGTATTCAGTTCCTCGAACGGAACAAAATTATGTTTAAACTTTTTCACATTTCATCCTAAAAATTAAGGTTTAGTTTGTCTTTCTCGATTATATAGTTCTTTACCATTGAAGACCTAACTATGTCTTCTTTTTGGAAATCGACAAACTCAAACGACCTCATACGTTTAATGATCTTCATAAAGTCCATAAGGCCATTCTTTTCTTGATCCTTAGTAAAGTCAGACTGTCTGAAGTCTCCACAAAATATAACCTTACAGTTTTTACCAATACGAGTAATAACAGAATCTAGTTCGTGTCCAGTCAGGTTAGCAATTTCGTCAACAATAACGATAGAATCATTGAGAGTGATACCACGAATAAAAGAAGTTGAAATAAAATCAATAATGTTTCTGTTCTTCAAATACTCATAGGCGTCGCTTCTACCAAATAGCTCTGTACAGATAGCATAGTATGGAGCTTCATACACTCTTGCTTTCTCTTTATTGTTGCCTGGTAGAAACCCCATATCTCTGGTAGGAACTACGCTTCTAACAATAACAATTTTTCTGTATTGGCTATTATCATTCAACACTTGAGACAATCCAAGATAAAGCGAGATAAAGCTTTTACCTGTTCCTGCTATTCCATGAAGCATTAGGTTCTTACCTTGATTGAATGCTTCAAAAGAAAGCTTTTGATTATCTGTTAGTGGTTCTATCTTTTTAAGATTGAAATTTATTTTTTCCTGTATGTTGATCACTTTTTGATCGGATTGACGAAGGATTCTCTTTTCTTTTCTTGTTAACCTTTTCGTTTCCATTATTACCCTTTAAAAATTATTAATCGTGCTCCTTGTAATACCCTGAGAATGTTTCTTCTTCATATCCTTAAGAAGGTCGCGGAAACCTTGATCGGGTTTGCCCATACCTCTACCAGAATGAACAAGAGGAGCACCATTTACTAGTTGCGTTACGGTTGGATTCTCTTGCAAATAGACTTCAAGAGCAGAGATGCTCATGAAGTCTTCATACTCTTCACCAGTTTCATTATTAAGAAATCTATAAGTTGGCATTAGCGTTTCTCGTTTTCGGGCCAACTATCATCATCAGCCATTTCGTCGTAGATATTATCGTAAGGATAATCACTTTCTTCGTCTTCTATAAGCGCAGAGATATCTTTAGTCTTTAAAGCTCTATCAACTCTCTTTTCAGTTTTTCTTTGAATATAGTTAGATCTGACAACAAAGTTCTCGTTGTCATCATCGTAGTAATCATTCTTACGAAATTTTTTAAACTGTTTGCTCATTTGGGATTAGTCCTGGAAGTGCCTCTGTTACGTGTTGAAGGGTAATGCCCTTGATAGGCTTTTTATCTTTGATAAGACAAAGAAGTTCTGCATCTTTTGGTGCAACGTTTTCGAGAAATTCGACAAACATTGTTTCGCGCTTAAGCTGATTAAGATTATCGTGGAAACCAGCAATATAATACTTTAGCTTCTCGCAGTTCTTGATCAAAACATGTTCCTGATCCACAAGTTCGTTTGGTTTATAAGGTGGTGTGCCAGGGGGCAACGCCCACTTGACATTAGGATCGTATGCTGCCTGTAGGATAATTCTTAGAGGCAAGCTGTCATTGTACCTAATAGCATCAATTTTCTCTTGCGTTTTCTTAAGCTTACCTACTTTTTCTAAAAATTCTGCTAATCCGATTACCATTAAAATTCTCCGATAGATTCCATTAAGTTTTTCAGTTTGTTTGCGATGAAGTAGTTCATCAGTTTTTCTCTACCCTTACCAACTTGATTGTCATAAGACTCCATAATCTTAGCGCCAATATCCTTTGGCACTCTTTTCAAATCAATCAGCTCGAGATTGCGCATAAAGTTACGAGCAAGAGGATGATCGAATTTACCTTCAAGACCAAGCTCGATGAGTGCATCGATTTTCTTTTGCGTCAGTGGCTTCTGGCGCTCCCCAACAACAAAACAATTGTCAGAAGAAAGTACGTTAGGTATGCCATCGCCGCTATCTCCCTTAAGAATATGTTCTGCCAGATATCTATCCGGATCCTCGTGAGTAATCCACTTCTTGCGAGTAGGATCATACTGCTTGACGTTTCCGTAAGAATGAAGTTGTATAAAATCTTTGTCGCCAGAAAGAATTAATATCTTTTCAAAAGAATGAATTCTTACAAGAGTACTGATGATGTCATCCGCTTCGGCAGATTCAATATCAATAACCCTGTAAGGAAAGTATTCTTTAAGCTCTGCACGAATCTTGTTCATGCATTCGAAGATAGACTTCCAGTCCATTTCGGACTTCTCTTGAGCCTTCTTACGGTTTGCCTTGTAGTAAGGGAATTTCTGCTTGCGCCAGTAGTTGGTGTTGTCGCAAGCAATGACCATCTCACCATACTCATCGACAAACTTTGTTCTGTATGAGCGGAGAGAGTTTAAGATCATATGGCGAACCATATTTTCTTCGAGTTGGGCGTTTGTGTGGTTGCCTAATTGCATAAGCAGATTGGACAACATAACCTGATTCAAATCAACAATGATCACATTTCACCTGTTAGACTATTTCCACGACTTCGCTTTTCTTGAGCTTAAGATCTAGTTTATCTACTATACGTAGAGCGCCTTCTTCTTCATCATCTGGTTCAAAAATATTGTCTGCTATTTGCTGAAATGGATGATATATACCGTAATGTTTACAAAGGATAGATCTTATTGCTTCTACGATAAATGCCCCATCACGAACAATTTCTGTATCCTCATCATCAGAAATACCGAACCCAGCAACTTCAAGATTGTTAAAGATAATAGGAGCAAGATTAGCAATTGTTTCTTGGATATGATAGTGTTTCATCATGGCTACATTGCGAGAGATCTCTTCAATCACAACATCATCTCTTGTTATATTGTTATTCTTCTTTGGGAATTGAATAACGTTGTTACTATCCATTTGGTTTCCATTTCTAGATATA